CCGAAACAGCGGATACTTCTACGAGTGCTTCCATAACAAGCGCGACTTCTGGCGAAACAAGGTTGTTGACGCTAGAAGCGTGGAGGGCACTGATAAGGCAGTCTATCAACAGATTATCGACGAATACGGCCCTGACAGCGCTCAGGCCCACGTCGAGGTCTATGGAGCCTTCCCGAACGCGAGCGACGACCAGTTCATACCGTCGTCATTGGTTCAAGACGCGCAGCAAAGATCGCCGCAGAAAGATCAGACGGCACCGATAATTGTGGGCGTCGATCCGGCGCGGTTCGGAGCTGACGCTACGGTCATCGCCATCCGGCAGGGCCGCGACATTATCGGCATACGCCGCTACCGAGGCGACGACACCATGGAGGTGGTCGGCCGCGTGATCGACATCATCGAAGAGTTCAGGCCCCAATTAGTCGTGATCGACGAGGGCGGTCTGGGCGCGGGCGTGGTCGACCGACTGAAGGAGCAACGGTATAAGATCCGGGGCGTCAACTTTGGGCAACGGTCAAGCAAACCGATCATGTTCGGAAACAAGCGGGCTGAGATGTGGCACGCCATGCGGGAGTGGCTGAAGACCGCCAGCATACCAAACGACCGATTTCTAAAGTCCGACCTAACAGGGCCGATGATGAAGCCCGACAGTAAAGGGACTATATTCCTAGAAAGCAAAAAGGACATGAAAGCGCGGGGGCTGGCCAGCCCCGACGCCGCCGACGCTATTGCCGTGACGTTCGCGTATCCGGTCGCGCACAGGGAAGCAAGGCCAGTGGACAATCGACCGCGCATGACCTATGGTGGCAACGCAGCCTCTTCAGGATGGATGGGACACTAATGCCCCTAGTCAAATCAACCTCCAAGAACGCCTTTCGCAAAAATGTTGCGGCCGAAATCAAAGCGGGCAAGCCGCCGAAACAGGCGGTCGCTATCGCCTACTCGACCAAACGCGCGGCGGCCAAACCCGGCAAAATGAGCAAGTCGTGTAAATAATGCCCGTCAACGCGCTCGCTCCTGAACCGCGTAACGCCATGCTACGGCCATATGAACCGTCATGGAAGGAACAGATCGCGGCCTATCTGATGGGCGACACACGCCCGTCACCGGAGCGTCGTCAGTTCGCGACGGGCATAGCCGACATACTGGGGTATCTGCCCGGCACCGGCAATGTGCTACAGGGCCAAGAGGCCGCCCGCGCCGGCGACACCAAGGGTGCGATCTTGGCTATGCTGCCGCTGCCCGGTGCTAACGTTGCGGCTAGGGCGGAGCAGAAAGCTGTAAGTGAAGCGCTAATGCGAGCGCGGCTACATAACACTTTTACAGGACAAACTTCTTCGGCGGGGCGCGGGACAGGATTTACCCAGCCTAAAGGCACGCCGGTAGAAAAACTATTCTCTAATTTCGCAGACGAAAAAATGTCCCCGCAAATGCAAGAAACTTTTAGGGGAAAAATGTTCGACCGCGCAAATAAAGAAGTTAGCTCGTTTAAAGATACTATACTCTCCGATGCGTTTCCTATAAACGAAGAATTTACAGTTAAATTAGATAGTTCGCCGCTAAAACAAACCCGTGTTCAGCTTTTAAAAGATGGCGACGTAGTTACGGCGGCTCAACTCGAAAAAGGGCTGTTAGATTCTATAGCCACTAAAAAAGAACACGCCGGTAATAGGTATGGCGCATTTCTTTTAGACTGGATAGATCGCGCGGGCGTCGGAAACATTTATGAAGTGCCGGATCGCAGCCCCGGATTTGTAAAAATCCAAAAAGATGTTATCCGTTCTAGGCAAGGTGAATAATGGCTTCTGATGATGTCGTAGCGGCTGGCAAAGTCAGCGATAACCCGGACGATGACCGTCTGGCCACCATGCGTCACCGTTTTACAGTGGCGCAGGCGGCCTATTCAGACTCACGCGAAGATGAGCTGGACGACCTGCGGTTCATGGCGGGCTCGCCGGACAACGCCTGGCAATGGCCGGCCGACGTGCTGGCGACACGCGGCGCGGTGCAGGGCCAAACGATCAACGCGCGACCGTGCCTGACGATCAACAAGCTGCCGCAGCACGTGCGCCTCGTGACCAACGAGCAGCGCCAGAACCGGCCGACCGCCCGCGTCATCCCCGCCGACGAGAACGCGGACCCGCAGGTGGCTGAGATCTTCGACGGTATCGTGCGGCATATTGAGTATATGTCGGATGCCGACGTGGCCTATGATACGGCCTGCGATAACCAGGTCACATACGGCGAAGGTTACATCCGCATCCTGACGGAATACACGAAAGAGGACTCTTTCGAGCAGGACATCAAGATCGCGCGCGTTCGCAGCAGCTTCAGCGTCTATATGGACCCAATGATCCAAGACCCGTGCGGTCAAGACGCGAACTGGTGCTTTATTACGGAAGACATTCCGAAAGCCGAATACGAGCGCATGTATCCTGACGCTACGCCTGTCACGGGCATGATGTCTCAGGGTGTGGGCGACCAGACGCTCAGCATGTGGGTCAGCCAAGAGACTGTCCGCATCGCTGAGTATTTCTACATCGAGCATCGCAAGGCGACGCTGAACCTCTACCCGGACAACATCACAGCCTTCAAAGGCACGCCGGAGGACAAGCGGCTCATGGCCGCCTATGGCAAGCCGCTGCGCTCTCGCGAAAGCGACCGTAAGCAGGTCAAGTGGATCAAGACCAACGGCTATGAGGTACTGGAGGAGCGCGACTGGGCGGGTAAGTACATCCCCATAATCCGCGTTGTCGGCAACGAGTTCGAGGTCGACGGTCAGATCTACATTAGTGGTCTGGTGCGTAACGCTAAAGACGCGCAGCGTATGTATAACTACTGGGTCAGCCAGGAAGCTGAAATGCTTGCTCTGGCCCCCAAAGCGCCGTTCATTGGTTACGGGGGCCAGTTCGAAGGCTACGAGACGAACTGGAAAACGGCCAATACGAACAACTGGCCGTATCTGGAGGTCAATCCCGATGTCACTGACGGGGCCGGAAACCCGCTACCGCTACCTGAACGCGCCCAGCCTCCGATGGCTCAAACGGGCCTTATTCAAGCCAAGATGGGGGCTGGCGAAGACATCAAGTCGACCACTGGCCAGTACGATAGTAGCATTGGGGCGACTTCCAACGAACGGACGGGTCGTGCGATCCTCGCTCGGGAGCGGCAAGGCGACACGAGTACTTATCATTATGTCGACAACCTCGCGCGCGCGGTAAAATACGTCGCCCGTCAGCTCGTCGATCTGATTCCGAAGATTTACGACACGCAGCGCGTGGCTCGTATCATCGGCGTAGACGGCGAGGTCGGCATGGCGCGCATCAACCCGGCTCAGCCGGAGGCCGTGCGCAAGGTCGTCAACGAAGAGGGTATTGAGATCGCCAAGATCTATAACCCGAACGTCGGCACTTACGACGTGCATGTGTCGTCTGGCCCCAGCTACATGACCCGTAAGCAGGAGGCGATGGACACGATGGGCCATATCCTCCAGACCAACCCGGCGCTTTGGTCGGTTGCGGGTGATTTGTTCGTCAAGAACATGGATTGGCCAGGCGCGGAGACGATGGCAAAGCGGTTTGAGAAAATGCTTGACCCGAAAGTGCTTCAGGATACCGACGAATCGCCGGAAGCGCAGGCCATGCGTATGCAGATGGAGCAGATGGCGCAGGAAATGGAGGCCACAACGGCCCAGATCCAGCAGCTTATGCAGTCCTATGAGATGCAGAAACTGGCGATTGACGAGCAAAACGCGCAGATTAAGGCTTATGACGCCGAAACCAAGCGTTTGTCGGCCATGCAGGCGGGCATGACGCCTGAACAGGTGCAGGACATCGTGCAAGGCACCATCGCGGCGGCGCTGGACATGGGCGACATCGTGCCGGGCAACACGCCAATGAGGGAAATGGGACAATGAGTTGCGCGGATCTGATCGGACACCTGTTTTTGGCGCGGGATGTGACCCATTCGGTGCATCTGAACACGCGGTCTTACGCCAAACACAAGGCTTTGGGCGGCTTTTATGAGAAAGTCATCGACTTGGCGGACGATCTGGCGGAAGCCTATCAGGGCCGTTACGGTCTGATCGGGCCGATCACGCTGCATTCGGCTAAAAAGACCAACAATGTCGTTGAATTTCTTGAAGATTCTCTAAAAGAGATCGAAGAGGCGCGAAAAGAGTATAAAGACGACTCCGCCATCCAGAACATCATCGACGGCATTGTAGACTTATATCTCTCAACGCTGTATAAA